CCCTGGAATGGTGGGCCACCCAACCCCACGATATACGTGATGATGCGTTCCAGGAACAAGACCGTGTGTGTCTGCGCGAGGCCTTGGAGGGGTTGACCCGTATGGTCTGGCATGCCCGGCACGTCTGGGCGCAAGGACCCTGCTATGACATGACCATCCTGGAACATGCCTACAAGAGTCTCAACATGGCGCTGCCCTGGAAGTATTTCTCGGTGCGCGATAGTCGCACCTTGTTTAGCCTCGCCCCCAGCCTGGAACGCTATCCGGCCAGCCACAACGCCCTGGAAGATTGCTGTTGCCAGATATTGCTGTTGTGGGATGTACTGGAGTATCTCAAGATAAAGGAACTGAAATGATCATCGCGATTTGCGGTTGGCAAGGGTCGGGCAAAGACACCATGGCTGACTATTTGGTAAATTCCCATGGATTTCGACGCGACAGTTTTGCCAGCACACTCAAAGATGCTGTTGGTATGGTATTTGGTTGGGATCGCGAAATGCTGGAAGGGCGCACCCAAACCAGCCGGGCCTGGCGCGAACAGGTGGATCAGTGGTGGGCTGAAAAATTACAGATACCCAATCTCACCCCGAGATGGGTATTGCAGCAGTGGGGAACCGAAGTGTGCCGTCGCGGATTCCATGACAATATCTGGGTAGCAAGCCTGGAAAACAAACTGCGCAAAACCACCGATGATATAGTTATTTCTGACTGTAGATTTCCCAATGAGATCGAAGCTTTACGCAATGCTGGCGCTAAACTCGTCTGGGTTGAGCGTGGTGCGAGACCAGTTTGGTATGACTGGGCGGTATGTTACAACCGGGCCAACGATGAACAACGTACCATCATGCGCATCGTGGCCGATCTAGAAGAAAGCATGTTTCGGTACCGGATCCATGAAAGCGAGTGGGCCTGGGTAGGCAATAGATTTGATCATCACATTGACAACAATGGTAGCTTGGAAAATCTCTACGATCAAGTCAGAGATCTGGTTCCAGATCTCCCGGCCGCGCTGGCGAATCGCCCCTAGACACAGCGATTTCGCAGTTACGGCATACGCTGCGTAGATTTTTGGGTTCCACGTTGGTCAATCTGCCATCCATGTGATACACCAGGATCTGGGCACTGTATCTAGCCCGGAATCCGCATAGATCACACACTATTTTTTTGCGATAGCCCGCTATCTCCCATCGCGGCCGATGCGGGCGTATACCTCGATTCCGGCGTTGACAATTTTCGCAGCGACGTCGATAGTGTATGCGATCCAGGCCGTGATAGTTTACGGCACAGGGACGTTGACCGCAGGCAGCGCAAATGGGACGAGTCATCCTCTATTTAACTCACGAACCTTGGCCAAAGGGCGTTCTAGCGGTGGTTTTTTTGTGGCTTCCGGTAAATATCACTATAACTTTTTACAAGGAAACCTCAAAATGGCCCTGACATCACCTGGCGTAGAAGTAACAGTTATTGACGAAAGCCAATACATTCCCTCGGCAGTCAACACTGTACCTTACTTCTTGATAGCTACTGCACAAAACAAAGTTTCTGGTGACGGCGTAACCGTTGCTGCTGGTACGACCGCAGCCAATGCCGATAAAACCTATTTAATCACAAGCCAACGTGATTTAGTAGCCACTTTTGGTGTACCGTTTTTCTACAATACCACGACCGGTACTCCCATCAATGGATATGAACTCAACGAATACGGTTTGCTGGCTGCCTATAGCGCCCTGGGCGTGACCAATCGTTGCTATGTGCAACGTGCAAACATCAATCTGACCGAACTCACAGCCAGTCTGGTTCGCCCCACGGGCAACGCCAACAATGGCACCTATTGGTTGGATACTTCGACCACGCAGTGGGGTATCCAGGAATGGAATCAATCCACAGCTCAATTCACGGTGAAAACCCCCTTGGTCATTACCGAAGTCGAATATGTGGTGGATGCTGCTGGTGGTGATTATACTCCCGTGACCAGCTATGGCAGCATCGGTGATTATGCTATCACAGCTCTCAGTGTGCCTATGTATGGTTACTACAAAAACTCTGACAACGTCTGGGTACTGGTAGGCAGCGATGACTGGAAAATGAGCTGGCCCACAGTGGCAGGTACAGCTACCCCCAACAGCTTGACCAATGGTGCCAACATGTATATCAATGGTACCCTGGTCACTGTGGGCGCAGGATCAACGGCATTGACTGTGGCAGGATTTGCCACTGCCATCAACAATGCGGCCATTACCGGCGTATCGGCCATGGTCAAAAGTGGACGTCTGCAATTGTTCTGTGATAGCACAGCCACAAATGACGGTTCGTCTGGTGATGGTGGATTGATCACTATCGAACAAGGACCAAATCTAGGTGCTGCACTGCTGGCGGCCCTGGGCATCACGGTCAATACCTATCTGGCACCCACATATCTTGCCAGCTACAGCTACCAAGCTCCGCGCTGGAGAACCACTGACACAGCACCACATCCCACAGGGTCGGTCTGGAACAATCTCAGCACAGTGAACTATGGCTTGGATATCCGTATCAAGAAATGGAGCGCCACGCTGGGCGAATGGATAGCTCAGAAAACACCCGCATATGACGGCATATCTCAGGCCATATATGGGTTGGATCCTGTGAATGGTGGTCGTACTATTCCCGTGGGTACCACCTACATCAACCCCATGGCCAACTACTATGAAACAGTGCCACTAGACACCATGTGTTTTGAAATCCTGGAACAGTATGCGTTTGGACAAACTATCGTTACTGGTACCAGTACACCCACCGGCAATGCGTTCACACCCGGTAATACTTTTGCCATGGCTGGTAGCCAACCCGGAACCACTAGCAGCATCACCAGTACAGTGACCATAGGTGGAACTGGTTCGGTGGCTGATTTTATTGCAGCAGTATCCGCAGCCGCGGTGCCCTATGTCAGTGCATCGGTGAACAGTGCTGGTAATATTGTGTTCACTCACAGTGCCGGTGGTTGGATCAGTCTGACTCCGGGCACAGGCAATCCAATAACCACTGCTGGTTTTACCTTGTCAACGCCCAAGGTTCGCCAATCATTCACGACCCCAGGTCGATTGATACTGTCTAATTTGGTCACCGCGCCCTTGTTCACCTATACTGCCATGGACACCGCGCCCGATCAAGATCCAGCAGACGGAACCATGTGGTATTATAGCACAGCTACTCAAGTGGACATCATGATCCAGGACAACGGTCAATGGCAAGGTTATCAGAACGTTAGCAATGATGTTCGTGGCTACGACCTTACACTGACCAATGCCAGCGGACCCATATGCTCGGCCACCGCACCCATGACACAGAATGATGATGCAGAAAGTCCCTTGGTGTATGGTGATCTCTGGTTGGACACCAGCGATTTGGAAAACTATCCCAAGCTCTATCGCTGGCAGTTGGTAAGTGGCCAAGCGCAATGGGTCTCTATCGATACCACAGATCAAGTCACACAGAACGGTATCTTGTTTGCTGACGCACGTTGGGCACCCAATGGTACCACAGATCCCATCAGCGATGCCATACCCAGTATCGTGAGTCTGTTGACCAGTGATTATCTGGATCTTGACGCACCTGATCCTGCGCTATATCCACAAGGCATGTTGATGTTCAACACACGACGTTCGGGTTACAACGTCAAGACCTTCCAGCGGGATTACTTCAACAGCACATCCTATCCAGCTGATCCATGGTCGCCTACCACGTCCTATACCATTGGTAGCTATGTAAGCTATAACGACTTCAACTACATCTCCATGTCCAATGCCAATGTGAATCACACGCCCGGCACCAACGTGAACTATTGGCAAATAGTCACAGTGACCAACACCTGGTTGTCGGCTTCGGGCAATCGTGACAATGGTGCTATGTGGGGTGGACGCTTGGCCCAGCGCCAGGTGATAGTCAAGGCCATGAAGTCGGCCATTGACACCAGCGAAGCTGCACGTGAAGAACAGAACCAGTTCAACATTATCGCTTGCCCGGCCTATCCTGAACTAGAGCCCAACATGATTGCGCTCAGCAATGAACGCAACAACACCCTGTTCGTGGTGGGTGATACACCCATGCGTCTGGGACCAGATGGTAACAGTCTGGTTGAATGGGCCACAAACCGCAATGGTCTGGGTCTCCCGGCCGAAGATGGCCTGGTGGCTACCAGCAACTATATGGCCACATTCTATCCCAGCTGCCAGACCAACGATCTATCGGGCAACAGCGTGGTAGCACCGCCCAGCCACATGATGGTTCGTACCATACTGCGCAGCGATGCTGTGAGCTATCCTTGGTTGGCTCCCGCAGGTACACGTCGCGGCGTGGTGGACAATGCCACAGCGATTGGTTACATTGATGCAGCCACAGGCGAATTCGTACAAATCTCTTGCAGTCAGGCAGTGCGTGATATCCTGTACGAACACAATGTAAATCCCATCACGTTCATTCCGGGTGTGGGTATCGTGAACTTTGGTAACAAGACTTCGCTGTCAGTTACCACTGCGCTGGATCGTATCAATGTGGCACGTTTGATCTGCTACCTACGCGGTCGCCTGGAAGAAATTGGCAAGCTGTATCTGTTTGAGCCCAATGATCAGATCACTCGTAACGAAATCACCAATACTGTGAACAGTTTGATGATTGATTTGATAGCCAAACGCGCAATCTATGACTATCTGGTGGTTTGCGATCTCAGCAACAACACACCGGCCCGCATAGATCGTAGCGAACTCTGGGTTGATATTGCCATAGAACCGGTCAAGGCAGTGGAGTTTATCTATATCCCCTTGCGCATCAAGAACACCGGTGAAATCTCTGGAGCAGCAGGACGCTAACGAAAGGTGACCAGATCTTGTCTGGTCACACTTTCTGGTAAATAAACTTATAGGAGATCACAAATGGCAGTTAGCTCACTACAACGAATGACAGTGCCCCTGGCGAGCGATCAGAGCTCGAGCACCCAGGGCCTGTTGATGCCCAAACTCAAGTATCGTTTCCGGGTATCATTTGAAAACTTTGGTATTTCAAAACCCACAACCGAACTGACCAAACAGGTCATGACGTTTGATCGACCCAACCCCACGTTTGAAGAAATCACGTTGCCCATCTACAACAGCACCTTGAAGCTAGCTGGTAAAGCCAGCTGGCCCGATGTCAACTGTGAGCTGCGTGATGACGCTTCGGGATCGGTCAGCAAACTGGTAGGCGAACAGTTACAGAAGCAGATGGACTTCCTGGAAATGGCATCGGCTGCTTCGGGTATCGACTACAAGTTCTTGACCAAGGTAGAAATCCTGGACGGTGGCAACGGCGCAGCTACTCCCGTGGTTCTTGAAACCTGGGAACTGTATGGTTGTTATATCAAGAACGCCAATTACAATCAGTTGAGCTATGCGGAAAACGCACCAGTCACTATCACTCTGGCCATCACATATGACAACGCTAACCAGACACCCAATGGTACTGGTGTTGGTACTGCGATTGGTCGTACGCTAGGCGATGTGGTAACTGGCGCTGGCACCACGCAGACCGCGGTCTAAGTCCTGGAGATAGGCTTTGGCCAATGGTGGCGGTCCGTTTGGTATCGGCGATCAGATACTGAAAGGTTTTATCGGTACGGAAACCTTGCGTGATTACACTCACGCAAGCCGTACCTTTACCACCAACAGCTATGAACTCAAGCCACGCTACAAGTTTCTCTATCATGTGAGCTTTACCATCAACACTCAAGAGATACCCTATCTCCGCGGTGTGTTCAGCAATGATGATGTGGCCAAATTGAGTCTCTTGGTCAAGACGGTGGAACTGCCCAAGTTTGAGATCCAGGCCGAACCACTCAATCAATACAATCGCAAACGTGTGGTACAGACTCGTATTGATTATCAGCCGGTCAACATCACGTTCCATGACGATGGTGGTGACAATGCTCGCAGGCTCTGGTACTACTATTTCAGTTACTACTACCAAGATCCCACTCAGAGATATCTTGATCCCAACAATACCAATGGCAGCGTGGGTGCCAGTGCCAACCGCACCGCGGGATTTGGGTACAATGCTCGAGATATTTACAATGACAGTTTGCCGGTCAAGGACTGGGGTTATATCGGTGAAACTTGGCAGAATGGCTATTGTGGCCCCGACGGTAAACCCGCTTTCTTTCGCGACATCAGGATCTATGGTCTGGATCAGCGCAAGTTTGCCGAATACATCTTGATCAACCCCGTGATCAAATCCTGGAATCACGATCAATATGATTATAGCCAAGGCAATGGTATCATGCAACACAACATGACCATACTGTACGAGACTGTGAAATACTATTCGGGCGCTGTTGGTAAAAATCGTCCTGATGTGAATGTACAGGGTTTTGCGGATCCGGCCCACTACGATACCCGACTCAGTCCCATCGCAAGACCCGGCGCCAATCGTACCATATTTGGCCAAGGTGGATTGTTGGATGCGGGTGCTGGTATCCTGGGTGATCTACAGAGCGGCAGCGTGGGTGGTCTGGTGGGTGCCGCGCAAAAAGCCATGCGTACTTACAATACCTACCAGGGCGGCAATGTGGCTGCCACAGCAGTGAGCGAAGCCACTGCTCTGGGCACCGCGGTATTGGCTCAAGGTGCCAACAGCCAAGGCGTACGCAACATCATGAATACCAAGACCGGTGTGTTCTTTCCAACTGCACAGACTCCTAACAATCCATGAGCTCCATAAACGATACCAATTACAACAAAGATCTCACAGTACGAGTGTTTGATCAATTTTACAATTATGACACCTCGGTACCCGCAGACGAATATGATTTGGTACATTCGTTTTTCCTGGCCAACACACAGAGTCGAGTGTCGGCTGGCAACCTCACAGTGAGTCTGTTCAGGGTGGCACATGAAACCAAGATCCCGGTCATGACTCTGTTGCAGGGATTTCAAGGACAGGGCGGTCTCAACCTCACGGCCAATCTTGCCTACTACCTCAACCTGGTACGTGATCGTGCGGCCCTGATCGGTGTGGGTGTTCCGGTACAGGCCAATTTCTACGCAGCTCGTAATATACTGCAATGACACATTGGGCTCGGGGCAAATTCCAACCCACCAACCCCGGCAAATACCTGGGCAAAGGTTTACCCACCTATAGATCCAGCTGGGAATTTTCATTCTTTACCTTTTGTGATCGCAATGAAAATGTGTTAGAGTGGGCTTCGGAACCAGTATTCATTCCCTACCGCAATCCGTTCACGGGCAAGATGACCAGCTATGTGCCCGACATCCTGATACGTTATCGCACTCGGCACAACAAGGTGTGCACCGAGCTGATCGAAATCAAACCCCGGAAGCAGAGCCTGATAGAAGGTCGCATGACCCAGAAAGATCGCATGATCGTGGCGCTGAATCATCACAAGTGGGCCGCGGCCCAGGTCTGGTGCCGTAAACAGGGCATAGTTTTTCGGGTACTCAATGAAGATCAATTGTTCCATCAGGGCAAGAGCTGATCTCACGGTCACGAACCTAGTGCTAGTTGACCAAAACAATAAATATGGTATGAACACCAAACTCCAAGAGTTATTTGATTTGCCTCCTCAGGATCAAACAGAATTGCCAATAGAACCGGTCATGCAGCCCAATCCCGAAATTATCACGGTGCTGGATGCCACCATAGACAAGATTGACGCTGCCCTGCCCGGTGTGCGCGG